GCCACCAACGCGATCAGCGAGGCAACCGTCTTCATAGGCATTTGGACAGCTGCCTCTTCAGATATGTTTAATGGTTTTTTAGTCATAAATTACTTTGGTAAAGAGCTCTTCATCCATTCTAATGCTTTTTTGAATGGCCAAGAAACAATTTTCCAAATTTGTTTCAAAAATTTTTTTACCATGTTGTCCTCCTTTACATTCCAATTACAGTCACAATAACTACATTGAGGTAAACCTCTATGTTTGTGTGAACAAATTATACAAAACCCAGACTCATTTTCAAATACAGTTTCCATTATTTCTTCTCCTCTATTTCATAGAAAAAATTATCAGTGTCTTCTGTTCTCCACTGACTTGTATCTTCTACATTCCATTCGTTAGTTTGCACTTTCCAATCAGGTATGTTGTCCTTCACAGTAAAAGAAGGTATATCCCATATACATCTGTTGTTAGGTTGTGCTGCATAATTACCATCATCTAATGCAATTATGTGTGCGCACTTGTGTTCGTGCGGTATCTCTGAATGATCAGTGTCAACTATGTTAGCCTCTGGATGTGCAAAGTCAACAGTAAATAAATATTTACCAGGATGCCATTTTTTGTCTTTTCCAATGTACTTTCCAGCTTGTCCGTCTAGAATATCCCAACTAGTAACAGCAGGATAATAACTAAAACAATTCCATAACTGAAGTTCATCAAGTCTACGTTTAGGAACATCTTCCGGTCTAAAGCCTCTCTGTATGAAGGCAGATATCGGGAGACGATAAAAGACAGCGCCGTTCTCCATAATCGCATGCCATAAAATAGACCGTCCAGTAATAGCCGAAAGACCAAAGATAATACAGTCTTCAACTTCTCCATGATGTTTTTGTAAGTCATATAAATATTCCCTCCTTATTTGAGCATAGGTTACAGGTATGTTTGCATTCAAGTAAGCCATTATTTAATATTACCCCAATTGGATCCAAACTCGTAGTCTACCTTATTTGGTACTTCTAAGTCAACCGCGTTCTCCATGATGTCTTTTATCTTTGCAGCTTCTAGATCATTAACTATAGATATATCAAGTTCATCATGCACTTGTATATGTGGTGTAATACCTTCTTTATGTAATTCTAACATAGCTTTTTTAGTCATGTCTGCTGCGGATCCTTGTATTAATCTATTTAAAGCTTTGTATGTAAAAGCTCTACGTGTTGGATTCTCGTGCCAATAATTTTTCTTTTCTGTTTCATTTCCTTCTTCATCTAATATGTAAGGACCCATCTCTTGTAGTTCTAACATTCTTTCGTGATCTTCTGCGGGAACAAACTTACCCCAATCTTTACCTCTTAACACCGGTTCGTATTTAAAAAATCTACAACGTCTACCTAATAATGTTTTTATCTGTCCTCTATTCTGTGCTGCTGACATAACTTTATTCATCAATTGTTTTACAAAAGGAACCCTACCATGATATTTATCAAATAATTCTTGTGCCTTTTCTTGTGTTACACCTAGTTCAGCTTGCAGCTTTGCTTTACCCATTCCATAAAACAAACCTAGATTAATTACTTTAGCCTGTGATCTAGGTATCTCAGCCATATCCGCAACTATTTTGTGAAAGTCGGTTGATGGATCGTTTTCGTAAGAGTCAGCTATTGTGTTTACAGAGGGCAATCTAAATTTAAGTGCATAGTGTGCAACGAGTCTTGGTTCCTGTTGCGAGTAATCAAAACATCCCCACTTCATACCTTCCTCTGGAATAAACAAAGATCTAATTAAAGGACCTGTATCAGGATCTCTTGCTGGTATTTGTTGTAGGTTTGGATTTACATAACTAAATCTACCAGTTACAGTGCCACCATCATCTGATCTTATTTGATTTATTTCTGAGTGTATTCTACCGTTGTGTTCGTATTTAATTATTGAATCAATAAATGTGGTTCTAACCTTGTTTATTTTTCTAGCTTCTGCTATCTTTTGAACTAAAGGGTGTGGATGATTAACAAGAAAATTTTTAGTAAACGATGGCTCGTCTGATTTTACAGTTCTGGAATAAGGTAGTTTTAATTTGTCAAAAAGTTTGGCAATTGATCTTGCGGCCATTAATTGAACATCTATGTTACTTTCTCTTTTTATGTCTCTCAGGATTAGCTTTTCTCTGTATTCTAAGTCTTGCTTTAGTGTATGAGCTCTTTCAGCATCGACTCTCACACCAAGAAATCTCATGTCAACCAGACAAGGAAAAAGATCAGTCTCCAAATCAAATATAGATTGTAAGTTATCTTCTATAATTATATTTTTTACTTTACCCCAAAGTTCTAAAGTTAGTTCTGCATCTTTCTCTGCGTATGCACCAACTTCCATAGGTGGTAGTCTCCACATATCTGCTTTTGGATCTAATCCTCTTTCTTTTGCAGCTTTAATTAATTTGGATTCATTCTTTCCTTTGTTAAGGTGATGCCATGATAAAGTATTTAATGTGTATGAGTATCTGTTTTCATCTATAAGTGAAGATGCAATCATAGTATCTACTATTAAACCATTGATTTTTATACCTAATTTTCGTAACCAACATACATCATACATAGCATTATGAAATATTTTTAATGATGGTGCATTACATATATCTTGCAACCATTCTAAAGTTTTCTTTTTGTCCATGTTAGGACCTTGTTCATGAGCTATCGGAAAATAACCTGACCATCCTTCTACAGCTATAGCTATACCAACTACATATCCATTACCAATTACAGATCCTGATCCACTAGATTTTAAATCTGGATCGTAAGTTTCTAAATCTATGGCAATCTCATCATAAGATCGTAGATCAGGATATTCTTTTGGCTGTAGCCATTCTGTATCAGGTAATATCATTTTTTTATGTCTTTAAGTTTTTTTATTTCTAACTGACAATAATGTATTATCTTTTGTAGATCCTGTACACCACCTTTCTTCTGATAGCGACAAACGTACTTTATAACATTACCTTGAAAAAATGTGAGATCATTTTTAGAAATAAACTCGTATGGTTGAATATGAAACTTGGTGTAGTGATTCCCACCTATCTGAGTATTTTGTGGAAATGCTTCATCAAGTAAACCTTTGTATGTCATAGACTATACTCCTTTCTTTTTATTTTTGATTTTAATTTATATAAATTATTACGTGCTCTCGTAATTCCTACATACCAAACTCGATGCTCTTCATCTCTTTTGTCTGTGCTTCGTTTGATAGACTTTTGTATTTTGTCTCCTTGATGCAATGCTAAAATTACATTGTCCTCTTCACCACCTTTTATTGCGTGTATTGTAGATAAAAATATTCTAGCATCTTCATTTAAATTTTCTTGATTCTCCAACATATTTCTTATGTATGTTCTTTCTTTTTCTGGAGCTGCTGTAAATACGTCGTACCACTTTCTATCTTTGTTCCAAAACTTTGCATGTGGTATGTATTCTTTTATATATTTTACGTCCTGGTCATCTATGCTTTCGTCTTTACACCATTTAGTATATGCCAAAGCTGCTTTGTATATTCCTACTTTATAACTTTTTCCTTTGTTAGTTTGATAATATAGATTTCTTTTTCTAACTTCTTTCATAAGTTCTAATAATTGACTCTTGGTTCTTGATAATATTAACCACTTACCTTTATTTAAATCTACTTGACCCAGATTAGATATGTAAACTGATTTACCGTGATGGTCTCTTGCTAGATAAAATTTTTCTTTTCTGACTCCACGTATCTTACCTATTGGAAAACATGATTCTAATTGCACACACAAAGATACTCTTCTTGATTTTTCTAAGACTCTCTCTTTTGCAGGCTCTTCTACAAATCTTTTTACATCTGCTCCAGCCCATGCAAATATAGCCTGATCATCATCACCGGCTAAATAAATATCTTTACTTTTTTCTTTTAATTTATCGTACAGCTTCCACTGTAATGGTGATAGATCTTGTGCTTCGTCTACAAATACAACATCAAACTTTGGAACCTTTGGCAGAACTTTATTTATGATATCATTAAAATCATATAAACCTGCACTTTCTTTATATTTTAAAAGATTGTCGTGT